CACCCAAATCATTTTTATAAGGAATTATAAGGTTTTATAAATTAAAAACGCTGATTTATCAGCGTTTTTGTTTTTAAGAAAAATTATAAATTTTATAAGTGATGCACAAATGATGCACAAGTTAGAATAGTTGGCCCAGTAGTTCGACTATTTTTTTATTTTGAGAGTTTTTATATTCATCAAGTAAATTAGCATACGTATCAAGTGTAACAGTTAAGCTAGAGTGACCTAATCTTTTACTAATTGCATAAATGTCCATTCCTTTGTAAATTAAATATCCAACATGCGTATGTCTAAGACTATGAAAATGGTAGGAAGGTTTATCAATATTAGCTTTCTTTAATAAGCTCCTTAGAGCTTTATTTACGGCTGTATTAGTAGGTGGCATAGAAGTAGCCTTCAATCCGAAAACGAACTCCTGCTGGTTTATTTTTAATTGTTTAAGAGTATTTAAGAGAGAAGAGTTAATTGGTATTTTTCGAATAGAAGATTCATTCTTGGTTGCTCCCAGCTTATGAGTAGCTTGATCTAAAGCTTTATTGATATTAATAGTATTATTTTTAAAATCAATATCGGTCCACTTCAGTGCAGATACTTCACCAATGCGGGCGCCTGTAAATAATCCAGTTAAAATCATATATCGGCTTGGATAACGTGGGTTTAAACCATCAATGATACAATTAACCAATGCTTTTATTTCTTGATTATTTAGGTACATAACTTCTTTTTGCTTTTTAGCATTTCCTGCAACCTTTATATTTTTTGTGAAGTTACGATTTAAAAAACCATCATCAATTGCATACTCAACACATGAACGAACAATTGCATTAAAAAATCTCGTTGAAATAGGTGCATGGTTTTTACCAAAATCAGTAATTATGGCTTGATAAGCCGATCTAGTTATATCTTTTATTTTATTAGATCCAAAATATTTTTTAACGTGTCCTATATAAACTTCATACCTTCTTTGAGTAGCTGGACGTGATCCGACTTTACGCACTGTATTAACCCAGTTTTCAAAATACGATGCAAACTCAGGATTCTTAGTTACATCAACGCCAGAAAGTGACTCGGCTTCTAGTTTGATACCGTACTGAGTAGCTTCAGCCTTAGTTCGAAACCCACCTTTGGATTTTTGTTTTAATTTTGAAATTTGTTTTTGAGTTTCTGGATCATATACTGAGTATCTTTTAGTAAAACGAACGGTCCAAGTTTTACCACGTTTATATACTTGTGCCATAAAAAAATCCTCCTATTGTAGCCTAAATAGGAACTCTGCTACAATAGAAGGGCAGAGCTCCATTTTTATGGCTTTGTTAATCGAAAATATTTATAAGAGCTATTGGCGTAGCTCGTTCTCTTATCCCACTGATGTTGGCGCATCGGTGGGATTTTTTTTATTTCACATTGTAAATTTTTTGACCAATGTTATCGAAATTTGCATTATCAAATTTTACAGTAACTGGATTATCATTCTTTAATTCAAATGCTAAACAAACCTTTACTGTCTTACCTGGAAGCAACTTATTATTTAGATTATCTTTATATTCTTGGAGTGAATTATTTCCACTCCCGCTAATAAGCTTGCTACAAGAATATATTTCTTTTTCGTACTTAAATTTTGATATAAAAAAGAGGCATGCAATATATTTCGAATGAAATAATCACATGCCTCGCTCATCACTCTGAGCAATACGTTAAGACCACTTTCATGGTCGACATCAATCTGTCGATATCTGTATTATGACATACGATTATTGATTATTCAATAGTTTTGATTAGCTCATATTTAATTTTGGTTAAAGCTTCATCTGAAATATAAGTATTACCAGATATAGTAAAGTGATTTAATTTAACAACCTTTAATTTACTGACGGTTTTAATGTCAGTAATAACTGCGAACGATTGTTTATTATATTTGTTTAACTTCTTCGACAATTCTTCTAATTGAGCTACTGTATTTTCTTTAAATTCTAACTTTTCAAATGCTTCTTTTTGTAAAGAAAAAATTGTATCAAAGTAGGAGACGAATTCAAAAATATTGGGATAATTTTCCCAAGTATCAATAGCCTTAATATTTTTGATTAATTTTTCAAAAATTGGATTTCTTTTCTCAAAATGAATAGTAACATTCCCATCATGAACTAATGAAGTATCAATATTATGAGATTTCAAAAAATCAAATTCTTCGGAAGAAAAGTCAAATGATCTATTGCTACTTTTTTTCTCAAATTGGATTAGTCGATTACGTATAGCTTCTAACGTTGCAATTAATTCATCAATACGATCGAGAATTAAAGAACTAATTCCTTTCATCAAATCATATCCTAAATTGACATATCCTCTATGATAGTGCGAAGATAACGGAACAACCATAATTTTTTGCTTGAACTTTGTATCATTATTAGAAATGACCACTCCAAAATGTCTACCACCTAATTCATTCCCGACAGGAACGCCGTAATCTATCATTACAACAGTACCTTGCTTAAATTGTCTAAAATATTTAGGTGATTTCCCATGTAATTCCTTATCTAGCTCATAACCATAAAAGCTCATCCAGTTAGGCAAGCGAGAAACTTTCCAATTATTAGGGTCACCTTCATAGTAAACTGAGTTAAATATAGCTAGCTTTTTTCTTTTTTCTGCATTAGTATATCTTCTCTTATATTTGGACATTAGCTATTCCTTTTGTTTTAGATTATTCAGACTCATCTTTAAATTCTTGTGCTCTTTGCTCTTTCGCCTTTTGAGTAAGCGTGCCATCGGAATTTGTTAAACCATTTTTTCTAAGCCACTCACTTTGTCCTTGAACCCATGAATCAGGAGAACCATCTGGATTTGAGCCAGCAGCGTGATCTTGGCCCGGTAAGAGGGGATTACCTTTAGGATCATAACCACGTTCTTTATTGATTTGTCCTTGTGTCTTCTGCTGCTGTGGTTGGTGATTCTGTTGTACTTGCTGATTGTTCTGAGTTTGAGAAGATTGCTGAACATTTACAGAAGATTGTTTACTTTGTTGCTGAGATTGAGTATTAGCTGATTGTTTAGATTGTGTTTGTGATTTTTCTTTTTGCTTGTTATTATCTGTAGAACTTTTACTAATTTTCTTTTGTGCTTTATGTTTCTTAACTTCAGTTGTTTTTTCGCTTGATTGTTTCACACTATTTGAGTGATTGGAAAGTCCTAATACGCCAATTGCTCCTCCAACTAAAGCAATGGCACATAAGGAAATGATTTCTCTTTTCATCTTCATTCTCCATTTTTGCTACTTAGGTTTTACGTGAGATCCTTTTGACTGACGATACTATACGATATAAGGTTTTAATTCAATTCTTACCATGTACTTATCCCAATTTTTAATTCTCATTTTTACTTTGTTACAAAGTTTTTATTAAACTAATATAAGGAAGATAAACGATTCCCGAAGTATTTTTTCCATCAGTCTTTGTCTAACTAGAGTTATTAGCGTGGCTCGTTTTCTTATCCCATTGATGTTGGCGCATCAGTGGGATTTTTTGTTATCTAAAGTTTAATGTCATTGAGATAAATGGACAGATGAATATTGTTATAATTAATTTAGAATAGTTTCAGATAATCGAAAAAATTAATTATCATAATTAAAGGTGATGAAAATGAAATATACTAGTTTTGAAAAAGAAACATTAATTGAGGCACTAGAATTATTATTTGATAAGAGAGGACTAAATTACTTACATCAAGATGATAACGGAACGTATTATCCTCAAAATCCGGATGCTCCTGATGAAGAAACGCCTTGGGATGAACCTTATGATGCAAAAACCGCTAATACTATATCTTCTTTGATTGAGAAGCTTTCGGAGTAATTGTAATACTACTCTTGTAATAATCATTATAAATGTCGGATATTTGATCTAATAATAGATCACACATATTTCTTTGAGTTTTACCTGTATTATGATGGTCTATAGAATTTCTTAGACCGAATACTGAGTTAAAAAATCTTTCTTGTCTGGTAGAAATATTAATTGGATCCTTACGAAAAGCAAAAATATAATCTTTTGCTGTAGGATCTTTTCCAAGGCCTTTTAGCATCTTTGTGTAACCCTTTTGGGCGTAATTTAAAATAATTATTAACATCAGATGTTCAATGCATGATCCTAATCCTGCGGCACAAATAAACCATTTTTCATGTTCATAAGCGAATAAGCACTGATTGAACTCATCGGTAAACTGTTCACCTTCGTTGTTTTGATTTATTGTCTCTAACATATCGTTGAAATGATAACGATCAATGAAAAAACGTTGATTACTAGTAGGAAAAGAAATAACAGGAGTAGGAGTAGTTTCCGATTTTAAGGTTGTTTCATATTCATTGTCCAACCAGTCTTTAGCGAAAGTATCGAGAGGAGATCTTATAAAATTATTTAAATCTTGGGGAACTAATTCGACGGAAGAAAGAATAGCTCTTGATTTTAACTCTTGTGAAATTAAATCATGCATAATTAGCCAATCGAGTTGCTTTTGAGGATTAACTAATTTAGAAAACTCTGGATTTGTTGTTTCTTCTATGAACGATTTAAAATATACTTTATTTTTATTAGAAGGAACGGCCAAAAATATCATAATTTTGTCGTTTAAGCTGTCATAATAAACTTCAATTAAAAAGATATTTACTTTTTTATTTTCTACCCAAGAAAAACGTCTTAAATTTTTATCCTTAATTCCATAAAATTTTATACGTTTTAAGTATTGATTATGAAATTTTCTTATAAAATTTTCAGCTTCTCCATCATTTAATTCCCTAAATGGTTTCCCACGTTTATTACTTCCTTTCTGTTTTATCTGACTTTTATTTTTCCTAGTCATTTGTTTCCTTTCTTTAGTAATTGAATATTTCCGTTTGTCATCCAAAAAAGGTGGCTTTTTTATAATTAAATTAAACCAATTTTATTAAGTTAATAGGGAAGGTAGACTATCCCCGAATCGTTTTGTTCCACCAGTCTTTGTCTTAATTACAGCTTACTAGTAAACTGAATTGCTTTTCCTATAATCCTTGCGGGATTGGTGGGTGTGATAATGATTGGATCATAAGCATCATTATCTGGTTTCAGCATAACTAATCCGTCAATGTGTTTAACGCGCTTAAGTGTTGCTTCAGTATCTCCATTAACTAAAACGGCAGCAATTTCGCCATCTTCAACCTCTGGCTGTAATCTGATAGTAACTATAGAACCATCTGGAATAGTAGGTTCCATTGAGCGACCTTTTGCTCTTAGATCAATTAGTTCTCCAGAAGGTACTTGTCCCTTAGGAAAGACGTGAGTTATATACTCTTCAATGTTCTCTTCAGCAGTGATTGGATCACCGCACGCAATCTCTCCTATAAGAGGGACATGTTTTGTAGTAGTTTCTACCATATTTTTAGGCTTTTTAATTTCATAACTACTCATATCATCATTAATTGAGCATTCATCCCCAGAAGAAGTGTAATTTGCAGATCCATCGGTCCTAAACCCTAATATATCTTCGGAAGAAGTATGTAATGCTTTTGCAAATAGATGAACCTTATTAACTGGAAAGTCTCGGGTCTTATTAAAATATCTGGATAAACTAGATTTAGCTAATCCAGTTGCACGTGCTAATTCATTTAATGACATATTTTGTGATTTTCTAAGGTCATTGACATATGCAACAATTTCATCATTGTTTCGCATATCCTCACCACCTTTCAAATAAAATTATAGTCTATATGTTCCCAAAAAGAAATAAAATGAGAAAAAATATTAATTTTATGTTGACATTTAGGAACAAAGATAATATTATTAAATTGTTCCCAAACGGGAGCGAATGAAAAGAGGTGAAAAAATGGGAGAACTAAAACTAGACTTAAAAAGACTGCGAGCCGAGCGAATAGCAAAAGGGTTAGATCAAGCTGAGTTTGCTCATAAATTAGGCATGAGTAGAAGCAGTTATAGTAAACGTGAAAATGGATTAGTTAACATCTCTATAAGTGAACTGGCTAGGATGATGTCGATATTGGGATTTAATAAAGATAATCTTTCAATATTTTTTACCCAAAATGTTCCCATTGGGGAACACAAAAAGCTAAGAGGAGATAAAAAAAGTGAATAATGAATTACAACTTTTCAATTTTGAAAGTCAAAAATTGAGAACATTGCAGATTAACGGAGAGCCATTTTTTGTAGGTAAAGATTTAGCGGAGATTCTCGGGTACCAAAACGGTAGTCGAGATATCAATAGACATGTGGACGAAGAAGATAGAACTAAGTTGATGCTTTCTGATGGGCGACAGTCTAAGGAAACTATTATCATCAATGAATCAGGGATGTACAGCTTAATCCTTTCATCAAAGTTACCTAATGCTAAAAAATTCAAGCGTTGGGTAACAAGTGAAGTACTCCCAGCAATTCATAAAACTGGTGTGTATATGACTGATAAAAAGGCCGCACAGATCATTTCAGATAAGTCAGGTAATGCTTTAGCTGATTTGCTCCAACAAGCAGCTAATCAATTGAAGCAAAAAGATATGCAAATTCAAGAAATGAAACCTAAGGTGTTGTTTGCTGATTCAGTAGCGACTAGCCATACAACAATTTTGGTTGGAGAACTGGCAAAGATCCTAAAAGGTAACGGAATAGATATCGGAGCTAATAGATTGTTTGCTTGGATGAGAAACCAGGGATATTTGATTAATCGTAAAGGTAGCGATTGGAACATGCCAACGCAGAAGTCAATGGACTTGGGATTGTTCAAAATCAAAGAAACTACAATTAATCACTCTAATGGATCAACTTCAATTAGTAAGACACCAAAAGTTACTGGTAAGGGACAGCAATACTTCATTAATAAATTGAGTAAGTTGGAAGTGTAGGAATAACAATGGAAAAAGAGCAAAAAGAAAAGCAGCTTGTTTTTATGAAAGCTGCAGATAAATATTTTAATTCAATGAATTTAGTTGTGTGTGCTAATTGTTATCACGTTGTACATGACGGTAACTATTGTGAACAATGTGGAAACCATTTGAATAAAGTGGTTGCTTTTAAAAATAAAAAAATTGTAGAGGAAAAAATTAAAAAATGTGTAATTTGTGGTGAAAAAGCTGAATTAAATTTAGGTAATAATATTTGGATTTGTGATAATTGCGCTCAAATTCAAGGAGAATTAATTGATTAAATTTTATTCCAAATGTCAATAATTTGTTGAGCATCCACTTCTAATTCTACTGTATCTACTAAATTACTATTTGATTTTATTAATTTGCCATTTCGTAAATTTAAAACTGCAGGAGTTGCATCAGAAATATTTGGATTATCATTTGCAATATTCATAAGGGTAAGAGTAGGTAAAATATTTCTCTTTAGCAATTTCTCATCATCTTTTTTGATAGTGTAAGAGTTTTTTAAAAGATATTTTTCTCCTGAGTTTGTAACTACACCCAATTCAGGAGAAGCTGAAATTCTAAGTTGATCATTATAATTCCAGTAAGATTTTTGAACGTCAAAGAAAGATACTTTATTTTCGTTAACAAAGTGGAGAAGTTTATTAAGATCCCTTTTATAATTCGCCCTCTTATTTGGATCAACATTGTTAACAAATTCAATTAATTGATTTTCAGTATAACGTCCATCGGCAAAACCTTTAATTCTACTGCGAAGTGGTAACCAATAATCAGCAAAAGGTGTGTAATCTACATATTTAACTTTTTCTTTTAAATATTTGATTTTTGCACTTGTAGATACTTTTGATTTAAATGTTATGAATTGGGTTAAAGAAATTTTTATTGTCATGTATTTCTCCTTAAAAAATTATTTATTTTAATTTTATATCTATATATAGAGAAGCACAACCGACCGAGGCACAAAATGTGGGATGAAATTGAAAAACTATTAAAGGCATGTCATATAAATATTCATGCATTTTCAAAAATAGTAGGCATTTCTGATAGTACTTTAAGAAACTATAAATATAAGCACTCAGAGATTAGTTTTACTAACGCATGTAAGATTGCTGATGCATTAGGCGTAAGCTTAGATGAATTGAGAGGAGATAGAGATGAAACTCACTCTAGAAGGTAAACCAGAAGAAATACAAGAGATTTTAAGCTTTATGCATATTAAGCAAGCGGATTATGTATTGAATACTAGTCATTACACAAGAAAGAAGGATAATCCATGGAAGTGATATTACCTCCTGAAAAATTAAAACAGGAAATCAAAAAAGCAGTTGTCGAGCTTGACTTAGTTCCCAGAGCAGAAACACTGGGTCACACTATTAGCCTGGATGAATTTCGTGAAAAGTACTGTGGCGGACGAAGTAAAGCATGGGTCAAGGAAGAAATTTTTTACAAGTTCAAACCTGATTGGGTTGATGATATTCATCCAGGGAGAGGACGAAAGATAACCATATTTGAGTATCCTGCTGCTGAATGGATGGAAAAGCACAGAAAAGAAATAAATTGGAGGGCATCAAAATGAGTAAGTGGATTAACTCAAAAATTAACCAGTTTCTAGGAACAGCTTTAACCGTTCGAGAAACAGAAATCTTGAGTTTGAGTAGTATCTTTACTGCACTAGTAGCTTTTATTTTCACGATGTATACAGCTATTTTTCCGAACTTATAGGAGGGGTAATAAATGACACTAGAAGAAGAAAAATACAGAGATCCATTTAAAGGTATGAGCTTTAATGGAAACCCTGTATCAAAAGAAGAATATATTGCAGCTTATGAAAGCTACGTTAAGCGTTGTTCTGGTGAAGCCAAAGGTTAGTTCTAGACGAATTAGTCATAAAATCAGAAAATTCACAAACTGAAACTCGAATTGTTTCTTCAAGACATTGTATTTCGTCAAAAATTTTATCAATGCTCAAAGGACTAATCAAAATGATTTCTGTGGGCAAGTGTTGAAACCATTTTGTATCAGGTAAAGTTTCAAGTTTTGTTCGAATAGCTACAGCTAATGGCTCATTATTAGGAGCAATTTCGTAATCAAATGTTACAAGATATTTATGCATAATTAGACCTCCTTTCTTGAGACTAATTATAGCAATAAATTACGTATTTTAAGGAGGTGGAGTAAATGACATTAGAAGCAAGATTAATTAGTAACAGCAACGCATTTTTTGCTAGACAAGATAAGTTGCCACTAGCTATTGATGAGTACCAGAAACAATTCCAAATTGCTTTAATGCAACAAAAAAAGCCGTTACCGACTGGCATCAGTGACGACTAAGAAAATAATATAAAAAAATCGAATTTCTAAAGGAGATTATACCACAATGATTGAGATCATGACACCCGCACAGGCTGCAACTTTTAGAGAGCAGCGTTTGAAAGAAGAACAAAGGAGGCTAGCAGATCAAGGCATTAGTTCAGCATTTGAAGGCTGGAACTTAGTAACTATCGGCGACAGTGATTGCGACTATTTAAACTTCAAGCATTTTGTTACTACTCAAATTTTCAGCCTAGGAATTGATAACTATATCAGTCGTACAGGCTGGGACAAGAAAGAATTGATCGAATACTTAGCCACTGTTGACCAATACGATGATATTTGGAAAGACGATGTCTTAGATTTCTTCGATGGACTGGAGGGTAACTACTGATGACCTCTAAACATGCCGAATTTGAAAAAGAGTACATGACTTGGCAATACAAGTTGGAAAAAGAAGCGAGCGATTGGAGAAAGAAGATAGCTGCCGAAGCCTTAACTCAAGGATCATATCAACAAGGTATTAACTGGATCAATAAGTTGAAACCAAAAATTGACGATAGTTTTCCCGGAGGAACGTTAGGAGCAGAGATCAATTACTTACGAGAAATTGCAGAAGACGCACGTCAAGACGTGATGAAACAAGCATTATCACAGAAACCTAAGGAGTAACCACTATGACCGACAAGAAAAAATCAGTATATGAAACATTAGCAAAGGTTGATGTTAAGCCACTCTTAGAAAAGAAAGGCAAACTAAATTATTTAAGTTGGGCTAAAGCTTGGGGCTTAGTTAAGAGCCTATATCCTGATGCTACATATCAAATTAAAGAATTTCCTGAATACATTTTTACCAAAGAAGGTTGGCTGGCAACTGGTAGACAGTTGGATTACCGACAAACTGTAGCAGGAACTGAGGTAGAAGTCACAGTAACGATAGAAGACCAAAATTACACTTCGAAACTCTACGTGATGGATTACAAAAATACAGTAGTTTCTAATCCTACATATTTTGAAATTAATAAAACACAAATGCGTTGCTTGGTTAAAGCCTTAGCATTTGCAGGATTAGGATTAGACGTTTATGCGGGCGAAGATTTACCTGAACAACCTCAACAGAAACAAACAGCCCCTAAGCCTGCACAAAAACCAGTAAGACGACAAGCAGCACCTAGAAAGCCAAGGAAAATGACTAAAGATCAATTATACGGATATCAAGCTGACTATAACGGAGAAAAGAAGTTCTTAGTTACTATCTACACCGAATGCGACAAACAAAAGAAGATGGGACTTGACGCTAAGACAAGCGTTCCGATTGAGTGGTGGCACGAAAAATTAAAGGAAAATTCAGCTGACGGAGAAGCAGTAAGACAGTTCACAGAAATGGCTATAGCTGCTAACAAAAAGGCACAAGCTAAAGCCAAAATTAAAACATCCGATGGCATTCCTGATTATGCCAAAGATCCAGAAGTTGAGAAAGAAATAGAAAAAGCAATTTCTTAAGAGAGGAGATAAAAATGGGTAGAAGAATGATAAGTAGCAAAGTAGTTGATACAGATAACTTCTTAGATTTACCTGCAACTTCTCAAAACTTATACTTCCACTTATTAATGCACGCAGATGATGATGGTTTTCTTGGAAATCCTAAAACTATCACAAGATCAATTGGAGCACATCAAGATGATTTGAAACTCTTAATTGAAAAAGGATATTTGTTTGTGTTTGAAGACGGAGCAATTGCAATTAAAGATTGGTTCATTCACAACTATATTCCTAAAGATCGTTATCATGAAACAGTTTACAAGGAAGATAAGAAGAAATTAGAAGTCACTGAAACTCAGCAATACCGCCTTGTTACAAGATCCCCGATTGTTCAGGATACAGATAGTAAACAAGATGATAGCGACATGGATACTAAAAGTGAACATGATGTAAACAGTTTGGATACATCTTGTATACAAGATGATAACAACGTGTATACCGAAGTTAAGTTAAGTAAAGATAAGTTAAGTAAAGATAATAATATAGATAAATTGTCGAGTTCAGAGAACGTCGACACTGTATCAAAACAAAAATTTCAAAAAATACCTTATGAGAAAATTGTCGACTATTTAAACCGAAAAACAAATTCACATTATCGACCTACTTCAAAAGCTACTAGACGATTAATTAAAGCTAGATACAACGAGGGCTTTACTGATGTTGATTTTAAAACAGTTATAGACAAGAAATGTGCTGAATGGCTACAAGATGGCAACATGGTTCAGTACTTAAGACCAGAAACACTTTTTGGAACTAAGTTTGAAGCATATCTAAATCAACCAGACACAGGACCTATTCCACGAAGGAATTTTGGAAGCAAGCCAGTTCGAAGGGCTACTGATTGGGGACAGGTTCAACAACAAATTCAGAAACAAAATCCAGTATCGCATATATCACGAGAAGAACGTGACGCAATTTTTAAAAATTTTGGAAGGTAACCACTATGCAAAACAGAATAAAGGAATTACGAGAAAAAAGAGGAATTAGTCAAGAAGAATTAGCTAATGAGGTAAATCTTAGTAATCAAGTAATTAGCTTTTATGAAAATGGTAAGCGTGAACCCAAAATAGAAAAGTGGCAGAAGTTAGCTGATTATTTCAACGTATCAGTGCCTTATTTGCAAGGAACTGTTGACGAGTATATCGACATCCACGATTTAAACGAAGAGGAGCAAGACGCATATAACCGTATCACGGACATGCTATGCGAAGAGTACCCAGAAGACAGCATTTCTTGGTCAAAGATTGGTCAGCTATTAATTAATTCAGCGGAGGAATAGAAAATGGAAAAAGTTGTTTATAGAGAAGAATTATGCGGAAGAATTGCTGTAGTAAAAGAGATGGATATGCCTTTTGGTCGCTATTACACAGGGTATATTGAGATCTTGCATAAAGATCCATTTAGCTGGAGAAATCACGTAGAAATGGGCAAAGAATTATTTTTCGACTCGTGGGATGAATTTGAAGAATTTCCGGGTGGAGTAACATTTGCTGGTACTTTTTCAGATATTGAAAGTGAGGAAGGTTTTGTCGGGTTCGATACAGAACCATTTACGCCGGGCGAATACACTCAAGAAGATTGCATCGACATTTTGAAAAAAACAGCTAATATTTTGGCAATTAGAACTAGAGCAGCCGAAGAAGCAATTGCTAGTAGAAAAAACTCAGAGCCAAAAAACAAATCTAATAAAAAATCAAAGAATGTGGGGTTGCTACTAGAAGCAGTTAATGATCTAGCTAACGCTAGTGCATTTAATGAACGTGATAAGAAAGATAAGGTAAGTGAACGGCTGGATAGCGCAGGAAAGAATATAACACTATTTCTTGTAAATGAACTGCATGTTAAACCAAGTGATATCGCTATGTTCACAATTTTAAAAAACTGTGTTGAGTGAGGATAACAACGATGAATAACGAATTAATCAAAGTAACAGTACAGAATGACCAGCAACTTGTTAGTGCTAGAGATTTGTATAAGGGACTTGAACTAAAGGGAAGATTTAGTCGATGGGTTGATAATAATTTTAACTTTTTCACTAAAAATGAAGATTTTTACAAGTGTACAGCAAGTACGGTTGTCGGAAATGGTGCTAAACGTGAGTTAGAGGATTATGTTTTGACAATTCCAATGGCTAAGCAATTGGCTATGATGGCAAGAACAGAAAAATCAAAACTGTATCGTGAGTATTTCTTAGACTTAGAGCGAAAGTGGAATGATCCACAAAACGTTGTTCAACGTGCTATGGATATTCTTCACAGCGAAAACTTGCAACTTAAGCTGGAAAATAAGAGCTTGAACCGCCAACTTGAAGAAAGCAACAAGAAAGCTAGCTACTTGGATGTTATTCTTGGTACTACTGACGCAATGGTTACTACTCAAATTGCTATGGATTACGGTTATACGGCTGTTAAGTTTAACAAACTGCTACATGCACTAGGTATTCAGCATAAAGTCAACGGACAATGGATCTTATATAAAGCTTACATGGGCAAGAAGTACACTACAACGAAACTTCACACCTACACCGACAAGCATGGTAAGGATCATGCTAAGCCACTTACTGCTTGGACTCAAAAGGGTAGGCGCTTAATTTATGACATTTTGAAAGAAAACGATGTCCTACCGTTGATTGAAAGAGAGGACATTGCTTAATGCTTGAAGAAAATCACGATTTAAAAAAGATTATCGAAGACGCTAAAAAGTACCGCTGGTACTCAGTTCCTGATATGTACATGGTTGAAATATTAGACACTACAGGACGATCAGCTGGATTTGTTCAGTCAATTTTCATAGACAAGAAAGAAGCCAATGAGGTTGCTAAGGTGCTTCATGGTGTGGTTAGAGAAGTAGTTGGAGGTTAAGCAAATGGAAGTTATAGATAAGCGAGGAAATAAGCAAGCTAATGATTGGCAAGTTGGAGATGTGATTTGTTTTGAAAGTTACGATCAAAACATTAAAGACTTTGGAATGATCGTACAAGAACCTATTTCAGGTAGATATTCAGTTGCATCGTTAAATGGAGTTCCGGGCTTACTCTCAGGAGATGGATATTTTAGCGATCAAGTAAATATTCAATACAAAGAAATTAACAGAATGATTGCATCATTTAAGGAAACATGGGACTACGTTGAAAAAGTAAAAGCGCATCTGGTTGTGGAGGATTAAATATGGAAATTGTAGATAAGACAAAAAATAAACAAAAAGAGCAATGGCAATTGGGTGATGTGTTAAAGAGTAATGATGGAGATATAGGAATGATTATCAAAGATAATTATAATAACTACACAATCATTGATTTTAAGGGAGACATGATGGGATTTGGACCATTTAGTATTTATGAACTTGGTGGACATGATACTATTTCTAACTTGCAAAAAGAATACCCAAATTATCACAAAGTAAACGCAAAGCTGGTGATTGAATGATGGATATATTTAAATGTGAAAATTGTAGTTGCTTGATGATACTAAATATCTGCAATCTTGCTGAATATTTGGATAGAGGAACAGTTAGTTGCCCTTATTGCGGAGCAAATTCAGAATACTTAAATAAATTGGAGAATAATTAATGCTAGCAACAAAAGAAAAGTGTGAGTATTGTACTTTTAAGGGCGATTATGGCAAGTCTTTTATTATCAATTTAGGTTTTGCGGAAGAAGAACTAACCATAACAACTCATTGTCATAACAGGTATTGGCTATATATTGTCGTTAATGATACAGCAGATCCTATTAATGGTATTCAAGAGCGATTTTCAAATCCAATTAATTATTGCCCCATGTGTGGACGGAGGTTAAGGAATGACTAAAAAACAGCAACAATGCCCATATTGCCATCATGAAACTGGAGGAAAGCATTGTGTATTACTGGAATATACCTATTTAACTAGTAATGATGACTACGTTGAAGCAAACGTAGATATCAAGGATAAATCTATGTTTCTTAATATAGGCGATTATTATAAGGACGTTAATGATGAAATTAAGATCAACTATTGTCCTATCTGTGGGAGGAAACTATGAAAGTTAGAGTTTATTGGGAATATCCAGATTTTGCTACGCATTAGGCGAACAAAATTACGAAGATATTGAATTGCCAGATGATTACACCGAGGAAGAGATTGAACGAGAAGTGAAAGAGGTAGCTTTGGAACACTTTGGTTGGAGCTATGAAATTTTAACTGAGGAGAAAAAATAATGTTTTTAAATGGTGAAGATTGGAAATGTCCTAAATGTAAAACTGAAAATTATATTGGAGATAGTGTAAATGATGTGGCTACATCAAAAAGTTTAGAATATCTTGAATATTATAATATTGAAGTACCATTTATTTGCGATAAGTGTGGTTTTAAAGAAGTATTATTAGTTGAGTATGACTTGGCTAAAAATCGTTACGAAGTAGATTATGAAGATACAGCATTTTGTAATAAAGACACAAAATGGAGAGATAAGTTACTCAAAGAAGCTGGATTAATTAGAGGAGATTAGCTGAATGATTAAAACAAAGATTATTACTAGACCAAAATACGAAAATTATGAGTTTGAATTTGATATAGAACGTTTTTCTAATCAACTCAATAGAAAGATTATAGATATTCAGTACACATCAAATAATTCAAACTATGAAGCAATTATTACTTACGAAGTTTAATTGAGGATAAGTAGCATGTCAGATTGGATTTTTGCAGCAGCATTCTTAATTCTGCTAGCTATAGTAATTTTGGTAGTAGGAGCGATGTAAATATGATTTTTAAATTGGAAGAAGATTTACCTTTTGATATACAGGGAAATTTAAATGAATACTGGTTAAATATCTTGGAAAGGAATAAAAAAACACGTGAACTTGAGTACCGTATAGAACTTATGAGTCTTGATGATCTACGGAAATTACAGAAAAAAATCGGATTAAACTTGACAATTTCGTTTGAAGACGATGAAGGCACAAACGAAGTTGATGGGATTATTACAATTTAGGAAATTAAGTATATGAGAGTTAACTTTACGATTGAAGGACCGCCGATTGGTAAGGCAAGACCGAGAGTTACTAGGACGGTAACTTACACGCCTGCTAAGACAGCACGATATGAGGATTTAGTTAGGTATACAGCGATTAACAGTTTCAAAGGCATATTCGATAAAGATGAACCTTTAGACGTTAAAATTATTGCGTATTTTGAAGTTCCTAAGAGTTTAAGCAAGAAACGTAAGGCTTTATGTTTAGCTAACCAAGAACTGCCAACTAAGAAGCCTGATGCTGATAACGTGGGCAAGATCATCATGGACGGCATGAACCCAAAAATGAAACGTGATAAACGACTTCACAAAATGGTTGAAGTTATGAGGGGCGTTTACCACGATGACAAGCAAGTAACAACCTTGTTAGTCAAAAAAAGGTATGCCGAGCGTGCAAGAGTTGACGTGAGAATTAAGAGAGATATGGGTGATTAGAATGGAAAAGATTAAGGCAAGCGATCAAATTTGCTTTGTCAATTTGATATTTAAGAATGGCTGTACTGATTCTATTGCAGTTGCTAGTAGTAAAGAACATCTGTGGGAACATATTGCAAAAAAGTTAGATAAATACGGAAAAGGAATAAAGAACGATATTTTAACTTTTAACGGAATTCATGGATATGGGTATGTAGATCTATCGACAGTAGCAAAAATTGAAATCTCTGAAATTGATAAAGGACCAATGGTATTAGTTAAGTCTAAATTGAACAAGGATTTAGAGCTATGAAGTATAGTGCCGAGTTAATCACTGTAGCAGGGATGTTGATCTGTTTAGGAGCTGTCGGATTTGTGGTATTTTGCCTATGAGTAGCGATTTAAAGTATCAAAAGGGTAAATGGTACCACGTACAAGAAGACGGCTCACTTAAGCCAGTAGACTATGACAAAGAAGTTGAAGAGTATTCCAAGAAATGGAGAGATAATTATGGCAATTGAGTTGAAGATTGGGACTAGCGGAACGAGAGAAGAGTTTGAGGACACATATACTAGGAGTTTTTTAGAAGATAACGGTTTAGTGAAGTTTGATCCAAGAAAGTTCGCAGTCAATTGCGTTTGGGGAGTTCATACTAAATACGGCTATATGTGTTCTTTCAGTTTCGATGACATTTTGACATACATGGGCGATGGAATCTGGGACTTAAGAGTAGCTAAAGAAGATAAATTAACTGATGAAGAGGAAGAGAAGCCTTGGCTATGACATTGTATGGATATGAAGTTAATACTTGCAATTACAAATGTTTCAAGACAGAACAACTTAAGAATTTTAGATCAATGCTTAAATCAAATATCAAGAATTTTGAAAATGTGATAGAGCCAACAATCGAAGAAATGATTGACGAAGATAAAGCTGAGGAGCTGCTACCTTTGATTGAGCATGAAATCAAAGTGAGGTCGAATGATGGACGAAACTAGGAACGATTTAGAAGTAGGCAATGAAACAGCAGTCATGATGTACTTGAACATCTTGAAGTATGCTAAGCATCATTGCCCCGAAGATGAAGATCCTTATGAGATCACGGATCGAATATTTACTGATATGTTCGCAGCGAATAAAGCAAGTAACTAAGCAACTAGAAGACGAGAGGGAGTGTAAGTGTGTATCAGATTGACTTAGGATTACAGCCAAATTTAAGAGCTACAGCTAAAAGGGTGGATAAGTTCCTGACTATTAATTTTCAGAGCTATCTTAATTTAGCTGGCTTACACCGTAATCAACTTACAAGCCCTCAATTATCATTTGCACCGGGATCAACAAATAAGAATGGTGTTGAGAAGAATTTCATTGACGAAGCACAAGACGACATTGATATTGCTGATCCTGTGAGAAAGGTCTGTGCAGCGATTTATCGGACGATGGATAATTGCACTGATACAGCTTTAAAGCCTTACAGACGTATCTTAATTGGAACATACATTGACCAGCTACGTATCGTTGATGTAGCAGCTACAGTTAATCTGTCGACTAGGTCAATTGATACTAAGAAGATTAACGCACAATGCGAGTTCGCTGATCGTTGGCTTTACTGGAAAAGATATTTCGGCGTTGATGATTTACCCGACCTACGAGTGTTCAGCCAAAAAGTAAAAACAGTATGGCCGGATAAAATTAAGATTCGGAAAAATTAGTCGTGCGTAAAGCTTGCGTAAACCTTGCGCACTAGTTGCATACGTTTCATGCTAAATTAGTATTGTCGAAAGATTAGACGTGGTGGTTACGATCTTTCGACTGCACCTCGACAGTACTACGTGCGGTACGTTCGAAAAAAATCTCCTTTCGAAATTAATACAGAAGATCTTAATTTGTTTCGGTAAGTAACGAATTAAAGTAACCGTTCTTGGTAGACGTTAGCAGTTGTTCGATCCGACTGGCGGTTATAGCCTGACGAATCTCAGGCGATAAACATTCCTCTAAATGAATTTTTTTAGTTGTTGGCTGGACCGCAGCAGCAACTACTGTGGGTAGAGTGGCACAATTTGAAATTTAGAAAGAAAAGAGGAATTTTCTTTCACAATTATGTAGCGAGGTTCAATTCCTCGCCTGCCCATTGCCTGTCGGAAAGCAGGCGTAAAAATAATATTATTCAGATCACGAATATATTTTGTTTGTCTGATTTTAATTTACAGAATTGCATCTGGTTTAGCTCTGTACCTAACAGAGCATTATAGGATATAGCCAGCCATTGGCGAGCTGGGGTAGTGGCAATTCTACCGAGATATAGCTAAGTATGCCAGCAACGATTATCTCTTATTGGTTCAATTCCGATGTATCCTCTAGATTAGCTTTTAGTTATTACGGTTTTCCCAGGTTTGTTTGTTTCGTGACAAAAGCTAATCTAAACTTGGCTCGTTGGTCAAATGGCTAAGACTCCACCCTTTCACGGTGGAGTTACAAGTTCAATTCTTGTACGAGCTATTAGATCTAAAATAAAAAAGTAGTATTGAAGATGGTATAACCAGGATGCCGACAATCATGGAGAATGTAGGTTCGAGTCCTACCTTACTGCTTTTGGTAGCAATGTAGCTTAGAGGTCAGAGCGGGTCGTGAAAACGGCTGCGGGGTGGTTCGACTCCACACTTTGCTATAGGCTGAAAAATTAATTCAGTCTTTTTCTAATATTATTCATGAAGAAGGGTGTAACCTTCTTTTTTTATTGATAAAATTATTGTGAATAATATTAGGAGGATTTGAATGACGAAGAAAAAATTATATTTTCATAGATTACAAATGTACTTTTTAGGTGGTATTAGTGAGGGAAACGACCCTAATTTTTTAGATATATCTGAAGAAAAAGAAAATCTTTACAAAATTTTGAATGGGATAAAATCAACTCCTAAATTTATGGAGTTTAAATATAAAAATAGAACTGTAGCTATTGAATTTATACTTGGAATAGATGATTTCTTAAAAAATAAATCAGGGATAATTTGTGGAAAGCTTTCCCATTCTCGTGATAAACATGCGTATCAGTTACGAACAAAGGGAACGGCTGAGGAAGAAGAAATTGCAACAAAAGAAAATCAACTCTTTGAAGCACGATCTTACTTTTTAATTGATACGGATTCCATGATAATAGCATATTTGTCTGAAAGATCGGCGCCTCAAATAGATGCATTAGGTGATTGGATTTATAATACTACAAAGAATAATGCAAGCATGTCTACCGTATGGGGACAAGTTACTGGAATAGCCACTGAAGATATGATAGATAATTTAAAAAAAGCTGATTACATTGGAAATATAGAATATTTTATGGAAATCCCCGCTGATTTGGCTGTGGAATACACTCATCTAAATGAAAGCGAGTATAAAAAATTACAAAATCAAAAACTTATAAGATTAAAGTGTCAGCTTGTTGTAGATAAACGGGGTGTTTCTTCTTTTAGTGATTCTAAAGAAATAGGAAGATTTTTTAAAAGTCTAAAGAAAATCCCATTTATGAAAAAAGCAAAAGTTAAAATGAAAGACAAAAAGGAAGATCATGTAAAAGAAGTACAATTAGTTAATAATCCCTTGAATTATTCAATAAATTTTAATTTTGACGCAATCGGCGATGCAGAGTATGATGAAACCATTTCTAATAGAATTCAAAGTGAATACATTTTACATAAAAAAGAAATAAATGATCTTTACAGGTGAAAAATTTCTTTGAATAAAAGGAAAGGAGAATAGTGATGAAAAAGATATACAGAAGAAATAAAGCTCTTTTCATTCTTTCCGTTATTCTTATTTTTTTGAATGTAGGCATTGTTTTCATTTGGATAAAAACTGAACTTTTTAAAGGTATAATAGAAGTTAATCAAACGCTAGGTAGAAGTTTGATAACTATAGATACAGTATTAATTGGATTTTCATATACTGCATTAAATACAATGCTATCTTTTAGTAATAATGATGAGTTTAATAATGTCGATAAAGATGGATATATTGATAAATATTATAATGGGGTATATATTTCTATCAGTTGTTTTTTTATAGCATTACTTCTAGGAGTTATTACAGGATATTCTAATCTTGGAGAAAAGAATCATTGGATATTCATGGCACAGTTTTTAGCCAATTTAGATGCATTTTCTTTTTTTGGATTAACTCTAATTAGATTTAGAAGTTTAATTAATTGGGTTAGACGAAATAAAATTAAGAAGTTAAAACGCTAATAAAATATATAAATGTTTTTTATAAGTCAGCATAAGCTGGCTTTTTATTTTGCACAAATTAAGGTGGTGGTGAATATGCGATGAGTAAGATGGAAGATGCAAAAGCAGATTATCTAGCTGGTATGAAGTATAAAGATATTGCTGCAAAGTATGGTGTTGCACTTAGCACGGTCAAGTCGTGGAAGACAAGAAATAAGTGGCAACGAAATAATGCAACCAAGAAGAAAAGTATGCATACAAAGTCAAAAGGTACGCGTACAAAAACTGAAAAGGTTGCACCATCGCTACTACCACCAGAATTGCCAGATAATGATGAACTTAATGATAAGCAAAAAGCCTTTTGTTTGTATTATTTACAGCGATACAATGCGACCTGGGCTTATCAACGGGCATATGGTGGAAGTTATGAATCAGCGTCAACTAATGGATCACGACTGATGGGAAATACTAAGATTAAAAATTATCTTACTGAGCTTAAAAAGCAGCAATCCCAGGAGCTATTTGCCACTGCCAACGATATTCTATTGCGTTATTTACACCAAGCTACTAGCAATATTAGTGATGTTCTTTCATTTAGAACTAAGAAGCACTTAGTCTTCTATAAAGTACGCGATAAGAATGGACCATATAAGGATTCTAATGGCAAGTTTAGGTATGAGCCAAAGATTAATCCTGAAACAGGTAAGCAAGATTTCTACTATGAAAATATTGTTAAGTTAAAAGATAGCAAGGATATTGACACGTCTAACATTAAGAGCATTCGTATTGATAAAGGCGAAGCAGTTGTTGAAATGGAAGATCGCCAGAAGGCAATGCAAATTCTGCTTGATCGCTTGCCTGAACCTGAGGTTAACGATGGTAGCACGACTTCGCTACTCAATGCTTTAACTGGCGGAATGAATAAGATATGGAGTGAAGATGACAATGAAAACAGTTAGATTCAATTTCACTCCATTTTCAAAAAAGCAACTCCAAGTATTAAGCTGGTGGGCTAATCCTGATTTAAAGGATTATGAGGCTATTATTTGCGATGGGTCGGTTCGTGCCGGCAAGACCGTAGTAATGTCCCTCTCTTACATATTGTGGTCGATGACTAATTTTACTGGTCAGCAATTTGGTATGGCTGGTAAAACGATTGGCTCTTTTAGACGTAATGTGTTGCGTCCATTAAGAAGTATGCTGGAGAGTGAAGGATATATAATCCATGATTCTCGCTCTGAAAACATGATAACCATTAGTAAAAATGGGCATACTAATTATTACTTCATTTTTGGCGGTAAGGATGAAGCTTCGCAGGACCTGGTGCAAGGTATTACCTTAGCTGGGTTCTTTTTTGATGAAGTTGCACTTATGCCGGAATCGTTTGTTAATCAGGCTACTGCAAGATGTTCGGTTAGTGGCGCAAAGATGTGGTTTAACTGTAACCCTGCTGGTCCCTATCATTGGTTTAAGCTTGACTGGATTGACCAGATGAAAGATAAACGTGCATTGCGACTTCACTTTACAATGCACGACAATCCATCCCTTGATAGCGTAACAATAGGCAGATATGAGCGTATGTATTCAGGCGTATTTTATCAACGCTACATTCAAGGTTTGTGGGTTATGTCAGAAGGAGTTATCTATGACAACTTTGATAAAGATACTATGGTTGTTAAAGAACTACCTAGTCATTTTGAAAAGTATTATGTTTCATGCGACTACGGAACACTTAACCCAACAGCTTTTCTTTTGTGGGGGTTAAATCACGGTACCTGGTATTTGATTAAAGAATATTACTATTCTGGTAGAACTACTTCACGGCAGAAGACAGATGAAGAATATTGTGAGGACTTAAAAAAATTTCTTGGCAATATTAAAGCTGAAATGATTATTGACCCTTCGGCTGCATCATTTAGTGCAACATTAAGGCAGAATGGCTTTAGGGTTAGGAAAGCTAAGAATGATGTGCTAGATGGTATCAGAGTTACCCAGACGGCTATGAACGAGGGAAAGATCAAATTTAGCATGAATTGTCCTAATCTTTTTAAAGAATTAGCTAGCTATGTTTGGGATGATAAAGCAGCAGAACATGGAGAGGATAAGCCGGTTAAACAGCACGACCATGCTTGTGATGCAATGAGATATTTCGTATACACAATTATTTACAAGAAAGTTACTGCAAAGGTTACTGTACGTCCTAGAGTACGTGGCTTATAGAAGGAAGGTGTAAAAGTGGCAGTTGTAATTGATAAAGATTTACTTGGTGATGTTAATGAGCCGAATATTAAAGCAATCAACTATGCAATTAGAGAATTGCAAAATCGCAAAAAACGGTTAGACAAGTTATCTGATTATTACAATGGTAAGCAAGAAATTGAAAAGCATGAATTTGATAATGCTACCGTTGAAGCAGCTAATGTGATGGTTAATCACGCTAAATACATTACTGATATGAATGTGGGCTTTATGACCGGTAACCCTGTGAAATATGTTGCTGAAAAGGGCAAAAATATTGATGATATCCTAGAAGTATTTAATCAAATTGATATTCATAAACATGATATTGAGCTAGAAAAAGACTTGTCAGTATTTGGCTATGGATATGAATTGTTGTACCTCAAGAAGACTGATCCAATCTCTGTTAGGGATGAATTAGGAAATGAAAAGCTTACTCCTAATACTGAACTTAAAATTGAGGTAATTGATCCAAGAGCAACCATTGTAGTTTGCGATGATACTGTTGAGCATGAGCCTTTATTTGCAGTATTTACGCAAGAAAAGAAAGACTTAGATGGTAATACTAATGGTTATAGTATTACTGTTTATATGCCTCAGCGAATTGTAGAGTATCGTACAAAAATGTCTATGGAAGTTTCAGCAAATGACCCAATTGTTTATGATGGCGAGAATTTATTTAGCGCAGTTCCAATAATTGAATTTAGGAATAACGAGGAAAGACAAGGCGACTTTGAACAGCTCATCTCTTTGATTGATGCCTATAACTTATTACAGACAGATCGTATTTCTGATAAGGAAGCATTTGTTGATGCAATACTTGTTACCTTTGGTTTTGGCCTAGATGATAACGAAGACATTAAACGCTTGAATCGTGGTGCAATTGAAGCCCCTCCCCGTGAAGAGGGTGCTGACATTGAGTGGTTGACAAAGAGCTTTGATGAAACACAAGTCAACTTACTCAGTCAATCTATTGAAAATGACATCCACAAGATTTCATACGTGCCAAATATGAATGATGAAAAGTTCATGGGTAATGTTTCTGGTGAAGCAATGAAGTTTAAACTATTTGGCTTAGAAAACTTGCTATCAATTAAACAGAGATATTTCTTTGATGGCTTACGCCGAAGATTGAAACTAATTCAAACTATTGTAAATATCAAGGGTGCTAGTGATGATGCTAGTGGATGTAAGATCTCGCTTGTAGCTAATATTCCTTCTAACTTGTCTGATGTAGTTAATAACGTTAAAAATGCGGATGGAATAATTCCTAGAAAATATACTTATAGTTGGCTTCCTGATGTTGATAATCCTCAAGATGTCATTGATGAAATGAATCAGCAAGATGCTGAAACTATTAAAAAGAATCAAGAAACGTTACGTGGGCAAGATCCAGATCGTTTAGAATTGGAGGATGAGCAAGATGATTCGAGTGAGAATGATAAAGAAACCGGATCAAACAATAATCAGAGTCACCGGACACGCACAGTATAGTGTTAAGGGTTCTGATATTGTTTGTGCTTCATTTTCTACGCTTATTACTCATACCGTAAATAATTGCACGAAAGTAAATGTAATTGATAAAGATGGTTTGCTGACTGCTGTATTTTCAGATCCCAAAAGCGTTGAAAATAAGATACTATTAAGTGCATTTGAAAATACAGTAAACCAATTAATTGACCAATACGGACAATACATTTCTTGGTGTTGATGTTCTATGAAAGTTAACAAGAAGAAGTTTACCTATTGGCAATTACGTGATTTACAAGATGAGCAAAGAAATCAAGATGAAGCAACTAAAAGATTAAAAATAATTAATAATGCATATCAAAAAGCACAATCATACTTGAGCGACGAGGTTAAAAAGACCTATCGTCGCTATTTTTATGCAGATATTACTAAAGACGAAGTTGCAACTATCATGTCTTCGCACATTTCTCCTTCTGAATTGGTTACTCTTAAAGCCTTATCGTCGAGTATTACTGACAAGGAAAGTAGACAAGCAGTTGATAATTACTTAGGTAGACTTGCAGCTAAGAGCAGAATTACACGACTTGAGGAAATGCAACTTAAAGCATACATTGCTGCAAAGTCAGCTGGTGCAACTGAACTAGATCAAAATGTTAAATTGCATACTGACATAATGAAGCGTGCCTGGTCAGAAGCAGAGAAACAAAGTGCTGTTTATGACACTACTAAGGATTACACTTTGCACTCTCCTCACTCTGTAGGAGTTGAGCAGGACAAAATAGTCGTTAAAAATCCTGATACTGGTAAAGAAGTAGCTACTGTTCCAATGGATAAAGATATTCCCAAGAGTAAGATTACTGAAATTCCTAACCGCTATGTTGAAAAAGCATTAGAAACTCGCTGGAAAGGGAAGAACTTTTCATCACGTATCTGGGGGAATACTGATAAATTAGCCGAAAGATTGCAAGAATTATTTACAGTTAAAGAATTGAGTAATCTTCCTGAACGTGAAATGATTAAGCGAATTGAACAAGAATTCAATGTTGGCAAGTTCTATGCTAGTCGCTTGATTAGGACTGAAGCTAATTTCTTTTATTCTAAAATTAAATTAGATAATTGGCGTAAACGTGGAGTTAAGCAATATCAACTGCTAGCAGTTATTGATAGTCGTACTAGTAAGATATGCAGATCAATAAATGGAAATGTCTACAATGTTAAAGATGCAGTATTTGGTAAGAACGTTCCACCATTGCATCCCTTTTGCCGTACAGTTCCAGTAATTTATTTAGGTAATGCTAGAAGTGCTAGTAATAAACCGGTAAAAAAGTAATTCGTAGACCTAGGCAAGTCATAAAACTGCCTTGAAAACTAAAGATACGTATGTGGATTTGTTACTGCATATCTTGAAGTCGTCGTGTAGAAAATATGGGGTGGCTTTTTTCATGCAGTTTTTTTCGCAAGTGTGCATGGGTAGAAAGGAATAATTATGGAAAATAAATTTTATGAAGGTTTATTAAAACTTGATTTACAACGATTTGCTGATGAAGGACAAGGTGAGGGAGGTGATGACAACAATACACAAGACAATGTAAAAGATGATAGTCCAACTGATGAACAACCTTTTAAAACCTTTAATACTCAATCAGAATTGGATTCTTTTGTAGATAAGAAATTGGCTAAGGCTTTAGATACAGCTCGCTCTAAGTGGGAGAAAGAGCAAAATGATAAAGCTCAAAAAGCTAAAGATCTTAAAAAGATGTCTCCAGAAGAACGACAAGAATATGAATTTAAGCAACGTGAGCAAGCTTTGCTAGACAGAGAAGCTGATGTAACTAAGCGTGAAAACAAGAGTAAATTGGCAACGCAGTTAATTACAGATGGCTTGCCGGCAGAGCTAGTGGATGTTTTTGACGATGTTCTAACTGATAAGGATAAAATGACAGATACTTATCAAAAAGTTAGTGAAGTTTTTAGAAGTGCTGTTCATGATGCGGTTGAAACTCGATTAGCTCAAGGTGCAAAACCACCAAAGATTTCAGACAATACTCAAACTAACAAAACTACTGGAGAAATCTTTGCTGAAAGAGCTAATGAATCTCAAAAAGTAAAAAATGATTTTTGGAATTAGAAAGGAAAAAATATGTACACACAATTTCAAAATGGTAAGCAATTAAATTTTCTTGCTTCTGAAAAATTTACTGCTTTTCCAGAAACAGTTAACAAAGATAATTACAATGTAAAAACTGACGATCTAGGTCGAAAATATATTCCAGCTGGTACTGTATACCCAACTAATGATGCTAAAGCTATTGGCATTACTGTTAATGACGTTTATGTGACAGATGATACTAATCAAATGGTTGCAGTAATGCGTGAAGGTTGGGTCTTAAATCAACGTCTTGATCCAGTACCAACAGCTGAAGCAATTAAAGCAATGACTGCAATTCATTTTAAGGACCTAGAAACAGAAACAACCCCATCAACTGATGATACACATAGGGGTTAATAATTCAATAAAGGAGAAAATAGTAAATGAAAGATAAAAAGTTAAAATTAAATTTACAACGATTTGCTACACCAATTCTTGATATGTTTAGTCAAAGTACTGTTCTTGACTATACTCGCAATCGTCAATATCCAGATATGTTAGGTGATACTTTATTTCCAGCTGTTAAAGTACCAACTCTTGAAGTAGATATTTTAAAGGCAGGCAGTCGAGTACCAACTATTGCTAATATTTCAGCATTTGATAGTGAAGCTGAAATTGGTAGTCGTGATGCAAGCAAGATGACTGCTGAGTTGGCATATGTAAAGCGTAAAATGCAACTTACTGAAGAAATGTTGATTAAGCTTCAAGCACCACGTAATACTGCTGAAGAAAATTACTTAAAGGAATACGTTTTTGATGACATCGATGCTATGGTTCAAGCTGTAAAAGCTCGTGGCGAAAAGATGACAATGGAAATGTTTGCTACTGGTAAGATTACTGATAACGCAAATGGTATCTCTATTGATTATGGTGTGCCTAAGAAACATCAAACATCACTAACAGGAACCAGTACCTGGGATAAGGATGGTGCATCTATTATTGAAAACTTGCAAGATTGGTCTGATAAATTAGATATCACTCCTACAAGAGCCTTAACTTCTAAAAAGGTGCTTCGAATATTAATGCGTAGTACTGAAATTAAAGAAGCTATTTTTGGTAAAGATACCGGTCGTGTAGTCGGTCAATCAGATTTAGACCAATGGATGACTGCACAAGGATTGCCAGTTATTCGTGCTTATGATGGAAAATATCGTACAGAAGATGATAAGGGCAATCTTACAACTCAATCTTACTTCCCAGAAGATAGAATTGTGCTATTTAATGATGAAGTACCAGGTCAAAAGATTTATGGTCCAACTCCAGAAGAAAATCGCTTGGTTTCAAGCAACGCACAAGTTTCTAATGTAGGCAATGTGATGGCTAAAGTATATGAAACAAGTGAAGATCCAATTGGTACGTGGATTCTTGCGGCTGCAACTATGCTCCCAAGCTTTGCCAGTGCAGATGATGTTTTCCAAGCTAAAGTACTCTAATTGTGGAGGTATTTAATGTGGATCAAATGGCAGAAATGGTTTCATCCCTAGGCACTAGATTACAAATTTCTGATAGTGAATTGACAACTGATTTAATTAAAGAAGCAATTGCGCAAGTCCTAGATTATACTGGTCAAAAGAAGTTAATTGGTAACATGGATATCTATGTTAAAAAGCTAGCAACGATTAATTACAATCGGATGGGAATAGAGGGCGAAACCCAACGAACAGAAGGCGGAATTACTAATTACCTTGAAGTTGGAATTCCTAAAGATATTCGATTAGGGTTAAATCGTTATCGAATAGCAAAGGTGACTAGGCTATGAGATTAAAAGAAAGTGACTTAACGACTGTCTATATTAGAAAGCCTGCTGATATTCAAGATGATGAGGGTTATACAATTAAAGGTTGGGGTGATCCTCAGCAAATAAAACTGAATATTCAATCTGCCGGCGGTTCTGTTAATGCTCAACTTTACGGGAAAGATATTAAGTACATTAAAACGTGCAAATATCAAGGAAAAGAGCTTTCAGAAGGACATGGAGAAGGTTATGGAATTTGCTTAAATGTTCCCGACACTAGTGATCCAGATTATAAGATTACGGCTATTCAAGAGTTCTCTACTCATAAAAACGTCACTTTAGAGCGAATAAAAAGGGATGAGCAAAATGATTAATGTAGAACTTAAAGGACTTGATGAGCTAAAGACAAAACTCAAAAAGCTCCCTAGCGTAGTTGCGAATGCTACAGCTAACGGACAAGAAACTGCTATTGAACAAGCAGAAGCCTATGCAGTGGACGAATTGCAATCCAGCATAAAGTATTCTACTGGCGAACTTGCACGGAGCTTTAAGCATGAAGTTAAAATTGATAACGATGAAGTTATTGGACGCTGGTGGAACTCATCGATGATTGCTATTTTTCGTGAGTTCGGTACTGGTTTAGTTGGAGAGATGTCGGATAAACAACTTCCACAAGGGGTTGCAATTACATATCGACAAACACCGTGGTTCTTTCCAGTTGATTCGGTTGATTTAGATTTAACTAAAATTTATGGCATACCTAAGATTAAAATCAACGGTAAATATTTCTATAGAACTGCTGGGCAACCCGCTAGACAGTTCATGACGCCTGCTGCTAATCGAATTGAAAAAGAAGCACCAGAAATTATAAAAAAATCTGTAGATCAAGAATTGCGTGATAAGTTAGGTGATTAAATGGAAATTTACAATGTTAAATCACTTGTCTTTAAGACGCTTAAATCCATTCCAGAACTAAAACTAGTTTCACCTTCTTATCCAGAAGCATTCACAGCATTTCCGACTGCGATTTATTCAACTACTCAGTCGTCTTACGTTCGTAATGCTTATCAGGAAGAAACTGATACAGAATGGAAGATAACGATTGATTTATATAATGACAAAGGATCACTAACGCAAATAAAAAATAAGCTTATTGCTGAGTTTTCAGCAATGGGCTTTTCTAATAGCGTTGGCGATCAAGATTTGAATGGAGTAGCACGAGTAGTACTTGTGTTTACAGGAATTGTAGATAACACAAGTAAACGTGTATATCAGAAAGGATAAAAAATGAAAAACGTAAAATTATATAGCAATTTATTGGAATTAGATATTCAACGATTTTCCGTTGATAGTTCCGAAGGACTCGTAGGAACTGGAACTAAATTAGAAAGATCAGAAGATGGATCTACCTGGGAAGAAATTGCAGATATTAAAACTATTCCTGAATTAGGTGGAGATACTGAAAAGATTGATGTTACTACCTTAGCAGATGATAGACGTAAGCAAGTGGAAGGTATCCAAAATGCGTCTAACGTACAATTCCAAGCTGTGTATAAGGGCGCTAGTTTTGCCAAGGCACTAAAAGAAGCAGGTAACCGTAAGCAATACAACTGGAAAGTTACTTATCCAGATGGTATGACTGCAACAATGCGTGGCTCATACAACATTAAGTTTGGTGCCGTAGCTGTTAACGGGGCATTAGGTTACACAATTACTATTACTGTATCTGATGGTCCTCACTTTACTGCTGCTGGATCAACTCCATCAACTGGTGAACACCATTAATGAATAGGCGTGGGTTCGATTCCCACGTCTATTTTTTATAGAAATATTAAAAAAGGAGAAATTGAATTATGGCAACAACAATTAAGAAAGCAACTAAGACGGTACAATTGGGTGATCTTGAACTTGATTTAAAGCTTGGTGGACGTGAGATTTTTAAGATTGAACGACGCTTAGGTAAATCAATGCTCTCCCTCTTCATGGATTCGCAAGGTGGCAATAAATTGCCGCCAGTTAACGAAATTCTGATTGTTCTACAAGGTGCAAATCAAAATCACGGTGTTACAGATAAACGCGTTATTGAAGCGTTTGAACAATACTTAGTTGATGGTCACACTACCATGGATTTGTTTAATGAGTTGATGGAACTATTTGATGAATCCGGTTTTTTCGGCAAGAAAAAGAAGAAGGGTACCAAGACCAATACGGAATCGGAAGAAGTAACTCTAGATTCAGTGGAAACAACCGAAGACGAACTGATGTAAACGAGGACCATTTTGATACAGTCTCAGATCTATTCAAACATCTATACCCAATTGCGGTTGAATCAGGAATAGACGCAGATCACTTTTGGGATATGGATTTTGGCGAGATCATGACGCAAATAAATGCCAATGAAAAACGTAGATTAGAAGATTTGCGTGCTAAGGCATACATGGATCATCGTTTAAGTGAAATGGTGGCATTTGCCTTTAATGATCCTGCTAAAATGCCAAAAGTTGAAGAAGCTTATCCATTTGTCAAAGACAATGTGGAAGAGACTTCTAAATCAGATGAACCTGATTGGAAACAAGATCAGGCTCTATTAATGCAACAAGCTCAACGGATTAAGCAATTTAATAAAGATAAAGGAGGTGGAAGTTAATGGATTTAGAAGAACTTGAATTAAGGTTTACTGCCAATTATGGGGATGTTATGCGAAAACTTGATGAATTTACTAATATCATTAGCCAGAAAACTAATGATATGCAATATAAGATTCAAGATGGCTTAGGGAAAATTAATCAGTCAATGAATGATAATGTTTCAAAAGCTAATGAATCTGCTAAGGAAGAAGTTCGTCAGCGTACTGAGGCAGAACAAGCCAAACAAAAACTGCTTGAACAGACTCTTAATACTCAAAATGATGTTACAGATAAAGTCATTCAAGGGAATAAAGAACAGGCTGAAAGTTCTAAAGAAGCTGTTAATCAATCAGAAAAAAGTTTAGATAGTTTAACTGCACGTTTGCAAGAAGCATCTAATATGCAACAACGAATTGCACAACAAACTAGTGCAGCACGTGAGGTCGTATCTGATATTGCTAAGCCTAAAGAGCAACTACAGAGAAGAGATCGAGTAGAGACACGTCCACAAGTTCAGAATTCAAGTTTTGACGATTACCAAGAAAAACGGATTCAAAGCTATATGCCTAAGCGTCCCGTTGACTTAGGTATCGATGATGAAATCCAAGCTGAAGCCTCTCGTGCTAAAAAAGAAGTCGATGGACTGGTTACCCACATCAATGAAAAGATGGAACAAGCTCGGTCTATGCAACGGAGAATAGCTACTTTAACTGCTAACCGAGATAATCTTGATATGAGTAAGCAAGGAAGTAAAGTTAAGTCAATGAGACTAGACGATCAAATTGCTGACGCTCAAATTAAGATGTCAAGATATCAGAACCAAGCCAAAGCTCTTGCGCAAGAAATGTCGCAGGAGCTTAATTCAATTCCTTCATCTCTTAAGCGTATTGAAACTGAAATGGATCAAACAGAAGGCGAGATTGAACGAATTAGACGCTCAATTGCTGAAATGAGAGATAATGATGCCACTCTTGGAAGATCCGCAGGTAATGATAAGGAACTTAAGCAAGCAGAAGCTGAATATAAGCGCTTGGTAGCTAGAAGTGATGAACTTGCTAAAGCATATAGTTATGTAAGTTCTCGTGGAGATGAGCTAAAGGCTAGTTCTTCTAGAATTAACACTGAGTTATCTGAAGAAAGCAAAAATGTTTCAGGGCTTAGTTCGAAATTTAATAGACTAAGAAATACTATTTCTAACGTTAACTCATCCTTAAAACGTTTTGGCAATAGTGGAAGTTCTTCTATGCGTCGAGCTGGTGGTGGTGCGTCAATGTTAAGCGAACGTCTTAAGGGCGTTCGGATGGCAATGCGTATGCTAGCTAGTCAATTAATTGTTTTTACGTTGCTCTACCAAGCAATTATGATGCTAGCCCAAGGCATGGGTGCAGCATTAATGACTAATAAGCAATTTGCAAGTAGTTTTAATGCAATTAAAGTAAATCTATTAACTGCTTTTTATCCTATTTATAGCTATGTTTTACCAGCTGTGAATGCTTTGATGAACTCACTAAGGAAAGCAACAGCATGGATTGCGCAATTTAGTTCTGCTTTAACAGGGATGAGTTTATCTAGTGCCAGAAGTGGCGCACATGGTTTGTACGATCAAGTGCAAGCGATGAATGATACTTCTAAGGCGGCAAGTAAAGCTAATGAAGCTGTAAAAAAACAACAGCAAGAACAAGCTAAAGCCGTACAACGTGCTAACCAACAAATTGCCCAAGCTAATCGTCAAGGTGCGGCGGCAGTTGCTGCCGAAAATGAGCGAATCAAGGCATCTAATGAACAAGCTAAAAAAGCGTTCGAAGATACTAAGAAAGCTAATGAAGACTTGCAAGCTTCCTTGATGGGCTTCGATGAGCTTAATGTTCTTGATAACAGTAAAAATAATCAAGATAATGGTTCATTTGAGGCACAACCATTAGAGAAGTTTACTCCGCAACAAAAGCAAGACAGTCCTATTTTTGATGATGCTGGATTAGATAATAGCGGTGCAGGAAATGACAACCAAGGACTTGACTGGAATGTTCCATTAGAAGCCTCACAGAATGCTATTGATGCAGCTAACAAGGTCAAAAAAGTTCTGGGTGAAATCTTTGATCCAATGAAGAAAGCTTGGGATGAAAAAGGTCAAGCTGTTGTGGATGCTGCTAAATACTCATGGCAAGAAATCAAACGCTTGTTAGGTGATGTAGGTAATTCATTTTTACATGTCTGGGATAATGGCACCGGACAAAAGGTGATGGAGAACTTACTTCAGTTGCTAGCTGATATGCTGAATATTATTGGCGATATTTCAAGGGCTTTTGCTGAAGCTTGGGAAGAAAGTGGTCGAGGGACTAAATTCATTCAAGCTATTTTTGACTCGCTTAATAATGTTTTAGTTGCAATCCATCACATAGCTGAATCATTCCGGGACGCATGGAATACAGGCAATCTTGGTAAGAGAATTTTTGCTAATCTCTTAGATTTAGCTACTAAGCTAGTCGAATTTATTGGAGATATTGCAAAATCATTCGATGAGGCGTGGCAACACGGTAATGCTGGCACAAAGTTATGGCAAGCATGGCTAAACGCAGTGAATAATATTCTAGATATTTATAAGAATATTGTTACTTCAATTGATGAAGCATGGAAGCATTCAAACTTAGGTGTCTCAATCTGGAGCCATTTAATTCAAATTGTTACTGGTGTAGGCAATACAATTGGCAACTTAGCTGGTCAATTCGATAAAGCATGGCAACATGGAAATGTTGGTACATCAATCTTTAAGACCCTCCTAGGCATGGTTGATGATATGCTTGGTGCTCTTGGCGATATGGCGACATATACTTCAAATTGGGCTAAAAAGCTTGATTTCACTCCACTACTGAAGTCGATTGACAACTTGTTAAAAGCTATTCGACCTGTAACAAAAGATGTTTGGGATGGCTTATCTTGGGCTTATAAAAACGTCTTACTTCCACTTGCGGGATTCACAATTACTCAAGTAATTCCTGAGTTCTTTAATGCATTAGCTGCTGCACTTAAGGTTGTTCATAGTGTAGTCAAAGCGGCTAAACCAGTTTTTGAATGGTTCTATGATAGTTTTATCAAGTCATTAGCTAAAATAGCTGGATTTGCAATTGTGGAAGCTTTAAAACTTTTAACTAAAGCACTTGAAGGACTATCTGACTGGATAGATCATCATCAAACAGCAGTTAAGATTATGACTGCAACGTTGCTTACACTCTTAGGTATAAAAGTTGCTAGAGCTACTATTGCGGGTATTCAAAGCTTTACTGACACCCTTAAGATTTTAGCAATGCTTAAGTTCGATAAGCTAAAAGCTGGCGTTAAGTATGCTGATGATATGCTTGGTGTTGTAATTGAATTTGCCAAACATCCAATTCTTAATATCAAAGAACTTGCAAAATTAAGCTTTGAAAATATTAAAGGTGGCTATGCCCACATAAAAGATCTATGGAGTGAAGTAAACCAAGGCTGGCAAGATAGTAACTTAGCTAAGACTGACTTCCTTAAATCAGCTCGTTCATCTATTCAGTCTGGTGAGCCAATGAAACTAGGTCAAAAACTTGGGACTGGCTTATCAGGCGCAATGATTGCCGTAACTTCTGGAATTGATATCTACAAAGGAATCAAAGCAAAGAACAAAGAAGAAAAGTTCGCTGATTTTGGTTCTGGAATTGGTGGAGCAGTCGGAGGAGCAATCGGTCTTTGGTTTGGTGGTCCATTAGGTGCAGCGGTTGGTCAACAAGTCGGCTCATTTATTGGTAAATGGGGCGGTGTTGGTGCTTCTAAGTTTGGCGATGGCTGGGCTAAATATGGTAAAGGCAAGAAACCTAAAGATTGGGTTGAAGCAATTGGTTTTAAATCACACGAAATTTTAGATAACTTTACATCTTGGGCTAAGTCTGTTGGTAAAGATATTAATACCAACATTACTAAAGGTAAAAAAGAAGTCCAGACTGCTAGCTCTAATATTCATAAATGGTCTACTAATTTTATTTCTAGCGCTAAAAAAGATATTAAGAATTGGGCGCAAAATGTTGGTTCTAGCATCAACAAGGATATTGATAAAGGTAAAAAACTTGCTAAACAAGCTGGTACTAAAGTCAAAGAATGGTCTACTAACTTTATTGGTGACGCTAAGAAAAGAGTTAATGATTGGTCTTCAAAAATTGGTTCTGACGTAAATAACAGCGTTGAACATGGCCAAGCAATGGCTAAGAATGCTGGAACTAAGATCAAGAACTGGACCACAGGCTTTAGAGAGTCAGCCAGTGGACTAGTAAGATCTTGGGCTGAAAGATTAGGTGACCATATTAATAATGGTTCTGAATCATCACGCTCAGGAGCTACTAATGCCGGTAGCAAACTATCTAGCTGGACGCGCAGTTTCTTTGGTAATGCTAACCAAAGTATTTCTAGCTGGGCTGGTGGCTTAGGTGGTCATGTAGATAATGGAATTAGCAATGCTTATAATTCTGCTCGAAATGCTGGCGAACGATTAGGAAGTTGGGTATCTAGTTTCAGACATAACACTTCAAGAACCTTGGGGTCCTGGGCTGGTACTCTTGGTAGCACAATTGGAAACGGCATTAGGGACGGCATCTACAACATTAGTAGTGCTGTTCGGAAAGTTGTAAATGCAATTGTAAATCCAGTTCAAAAAGCTACTAATAAAATTAAGGAAGGTATTGACTGGATACTTAATAAATTAGGTGGCGGACCAATGAACTGGGGCTTCTTCAACTGGAACTCCTATGCAACTGGTACAGATAATCACCCAGGTGGTTTAGCACTGGTTAATGACCAAGAAGGAGACATCTACAGAGAAAGTTATGAATTGCCAAATGGGGAACAAGGATTATTCCCTGCTAAGCGTAACTTCTTAACGTACTTGCCAGCCGGTACCAAAGTTAAGACTGCTACAAGTACAGCTAATGAATTAGCCGGTATGGTTCCTAAATATGCCGGCGGTATTGGTAACTTTAATTTCGATTTTAGTGGTATTTTTAGTGGAATTAGTTCAGCTTTAGGTAATTTGGATTTTGGCAATATTTTTGATGGAGTTGGTAGTTTTGTAGATGGTGTGATGGAAGAACTTGAAAAAGTTACTGATGATATCGCTCATCCAGAAAGACTAGTTAACTATATTGTTGATAAATTCGTCACCTATGATTGGAGCTTAGGCGATGCCTCACTTAAATTTGCTAAAGGTGCTGTTAACCAAGAAAAGAAAGGTATGATGAATTGGGCTAAAAAGGTTATTAATCAATTTGGTGGCTCAACTCATCAAACTGGACCAGGAGCAGAAGGTTGGCGTAGTGCTGTTAAGAAAGCCTTACGTAAAAACGGGTTGCCAGCAACTCCAGCATATGTTAATGCTTGGGTTCGTCAAATTCAGACCGAATCTGGTGGTAATGAACATGCCGTTCAAGGCGGATACACTGATATCAATACTCTAACAGGTGACTTAGCTAAAGGGTTACTCCAAACTATTTCAGCAACTTTCAATGCTTATAAGTTTCCTGGTCACGGTAATATCTTTAATGGCTACGACAACATGCTTGCAGCAATTAACTATGCTAAACATCGCTATGGCTCAGACATGCTGGCTGTTATCGGTCATGGTCATGGCTATGAAGATGGTGGCTTAATTGCTAAACATGGTTTCTATGAGATTGGCGAAAATGACAAGCCAGAAATGGTTGTTCCTCTAACCAATCGTGAGCTAGGCATGCGAAGAATTAACGAAGCTATTGCATTTATGAATCAGAATTTTGGTGGTGGTTTGCAAATGCCATCTTCCTTAAGCAGACGAACTGCTATTGATAATTCAATTTATTCTGATACTCAATCTAATGACTCTACGTCAGTTCAGCGTGGAGGATTTAAGGAAATGAGTACAGAATTAGTAAATGCAATAATTCAAGCATTTCAAATGCAAAACTTTAATAGTAATAATGGAAAACCTATTGATTTGCACCTATCTGTCAAAATTGGCGATGAATCTTTTGGCGAACACGCTATTAAAGGAATTAATACCATTAATCAAAAGAATGGTAGAAACATGTTAAATCTTTAGAAGGAGGAAATGAGTGATTGTATTCTTTAAAAATTTCTGGGACAGTGGTTAATCCTGCCCCGCAAACTATGCAGGTAACAATTCAAGATATTGACGCAAAAGCAACGCGTGATGCACAAGGGTTACTACATCGAGATCGAGTAGCTACTAAAAGAAAAATCACGTTAGCATTTGGTGCACTAACAGTTCCAGAATGTGCAAAGATTTTAGGAGCAGTTAAAAGTGAATTTTTTAGAGTAGATTACTTAGATCCACAAGATGGAAATATGCGGTCAGGAACATTTTATGTAGGAGATCGAACAACACCTGTTTACTCTTTTATAGATTCAGTACCTGTCTGGAAAGGCTTATCCTTTGATTTGATAGAACAGTAGGAGGTGAGAAATATTGCTAACACAGACAAAAGAAGTTAGGGATGCTTGGCGAGCATCACAGAGAATATTAGACATTAAGGTAGTGGTTAATGGAAAAACGTATAGTGCTACTGATATTAATAGCTTGAAATACGATTCAGGAGCTTATACTGGTGATACATTTGCTATCGGCTCAACTTATTCAAATAGTGTTCAAATTGAGTTTTCACATTTAATAGAGAATCTAAAACTTGGTATGGAAGTTTTACCAAGCATTGGAATTAAGACGTCTAGTGGCTATGTATATGAGCCGTTGGGCGTTTTTATTATCTCTAGTGAAATAAAAATGGATCGCAATAACAATCTTACTTCCATTAGTGCAAGCGATAGATTTTGCGGTTTAGAGGGATCCTATAAATCTAAATTGGCTTATCCAGCCAAAGTTTTAGACGTAATTGCTGAAATCTGTGCACAATCAGGAGTCAAGGCTAATGTGGATGAGTTAGCTAGACTTCCACATCAAGCTGACTTACCTAACCCTATTACAGGACAGACTTATAGAAAAGCTTTGGGTTGGATTGCACAACTATATGCAGGATACGCCACATTTGATCGTCAAGGTTTATTTACTATTAGAACTATTGCAGAGCCTAACTATGAGTTAGATCCCAGTCAGTATGAACGAGCCGGCTTAACTAAAAATGAAGCTCCATATCGAATTGGTGGAATTCAGTGTCAAACGACAATTACCACTAAAACTAGAGATGGCGAAGATACTGAAGAGACTAAGAATTATCAAGTTGGAGATTCAAATGGATCTCAAATTAAACTTGAAAATAATATTATGACGCCTGACAGGTTAACTAATATTTGGGAGCAAATTAAAGATATTAATTTCTATCCATTTAGTCTAAATTGGTTTGGCAATCCTGCTATTGAAGCTGGAGATTGGCTAAAACTACAAGATAAACAAGGCAATAAATTTATTGTTCCCAATAATAGCTACACACTTGATTTTAACGGTGGGCTTTCAGCAACTTCTAAGGCAGATCAAACTTCTTCCACAGACTCTGGAATAGCTTGGGAGGGAACATTCTCTCAAACCATTAGAGAACTCCAAGGTCGAAAAGCACCAGATGGAACAGTGATTTTTCCACCTAGTGTAACTAAACCTCCTACAAATGCTAAGCCTAATGATGTTTGGTTTAAACAAAATGGTAATTCAACAGAGTTGTGGGTGTTTACTGAACAAGAAGATGGGACTGGAAAATGGATTAGAAGAGACTTAACCCCTGACGAGATTAAGAAACAAGTCCAAGAAGCACAAGACGGCTTGAAAGATGCTAAGAAAGAAATAGCAGATAATCTTGCTAAAGCTGATAGCGATATTGCTGAACTTAATGCAAGTATAGCTGGGCAAAATTCAAAGATTGATGGATTGAGTACTAGTGTAAATGCCGTTGTGATTCCTAAAGTCACTGATATTACTAATCAAGTATCTGATGTTGTTACTAAGGTAAATGAACAGAAAAATATCGTTACTGGATTGCAAAATCAAGCTATTCAGCAAGGTAAGGATATATCTAAGATTACTGCTGATATTCACGGTGTTACTGTTGATTTAGCTAACCTTAATGGAGATGTAAATCAAACCAAAGCTACTGTGCAGGGCTTGCAGACTACATTAGGTAATGCTCAAGGAGATATTGCACAGATTAAGGTAGATGCTAAAAAGCTTTCTACTAGCTTATCTGGCAAGGTTGATAATTCCACATATGCTAATTTTGTTAATGCTACTAATAATGCACTGAACGCTAAGTTAGTGGCTAGTGATTTAAAAGGCTATGCAAAAACTACTGATGTTCAAGCTACGGCTAATGGATTGCAAGTAAATATCAATAGTTTAAGTGGTAAGCTAGATAATTTAGTTATAGGTAATAGGAATTTAGTACGTAATTCTGGTTTTCCTAAAAATACTGATTATTGGTATAACGGCTTAACAGTTGCTAAGCATGATTTTTACTACTCAAATACAAAACCATTATTTTGCGTAAGTACCAATAGTTCTAACAAGGAAAAGATAGTTACATCTATTAGATTTATGCTAAAAAGAAATACGGATTATGTAGTTAGTTTTAAAGGCTTTGCTTCAGTTAATGTTTCGAGCTACGATGTTTTTATTTTAGCTAGAAAATACGGGGAAACTAATGATTATTCAACAGTAATGCATCTAGTAGATGCGAAAAGGTTAGCAGCTGATCGTGTACAGTATGTAAAAGATTTAGTATTTAATTCTGGCGAAAATGATGAAGCATATATTCGTTTTGATAATAATGGATCATCTGATGGAAAAAATGCATGGCTATTCTTTACGGAAGTTAAGGTAGAAGAAGGAAATAAATCAACTGCTTGGACACCAGCTCCAGAAGACGAGCAGGAGCGTATAAATGGAATAACTTCACAGTTATCTGCTCGAATAACAGCTAATAGCCAGCAATTTAGTTCTTATTATTCTAAAACTGACGTTGACCACAAAGTAAGCGGAGTGCAGAGCCAAATTACTCAGAACGCGACAGGATTACAGACTGTGGTTGCTAAAGTAGATAACATCAGGATTGGTGGAACTAACCTGATTCGTAATTCTAATTTTGATGCTAGTCTTACCGGAATATGGTATACAATGGGTGACCATGTAGTTAACTGGACAAGTCCAGGTGTAGAAGTAAAAAAAGGCGATCTCTTACAAAATATTCCAGTTAAACCGAATACTACATATACATTTAGCTTCGATTTGTGGTATCAAGACTTTTCTGTTAAAAATCATAATCAGTTCTTATTTGTGGAATATAAAGATTCTTCATTTACTAAAACCACCAATACATATGTTGACCATCGCTGGGGTGGCGAGCAATTTCCTAATACTGCCGGGCGTAAAGATAAAAAACTAACATTCACTACACAACCTGATTGCTATGGTTTGAGAATGTATATTCGACAAGATAGTGGCAAGAATGTAGCTTTTCAGATTGCCAAGCCGAAACTTGAAGAAGGGAATCAAGCTACAGACTGGAGTCCAGCGCCAGAAGATAAAGCCAATCAATCTGATTACTCTGTTTTAAATCAAACTGTGAAAGGATTGCAGTCTACAGTTTCAAGCAACTATGGGAACTTACAATCACAGATCAGTCAAACGGCTGGAACTATCCGCAACGAAATTACTAACAAAGTAAGCGGAGTGCAGAGCCAAATTACTCAGAACGTTAACAATCTGAATTTGCGAATTAACAATACTTCACGCAATTTGGTTTTAAATTCTGGTAATTTTCAAAATCTAAATGGATGGTATACGAACTCAATCGGCAGTTTAACTTTAGGAAAACACAGCTTTTGGAAAAATAGTACGGAAAACGTTCTATGGATAAATAATCCATCAAAAACTAACGAGATGTTGGTAAGAAGTGCAAGGTTCTACGTTCAACCACATACTACTTACACTATTTCTTTTTACGCTTTTGCTTCCACTAATGTTAGAGATAGTAATCTTTACTTCTTAGGACGAAAAAGAAATAGTAATAAGGATTTTGACTATATCATTCAGCCTATAACTTTACGTCGATATTCTCCTAGTCGAGCTGAATATATTACAGTTACTATTAATACCGGCGAATCGGAAGAGGGATATCTTAGATTTGATAATAATGGCTCAACTGATGGTAATGGCAACTTGCTAGGTATTACTGATATTCAAATGGAAGAAGGTTCTGTAGCTACACCGTGGAAACCTGCCATTAACGATCAAGTACTAGCTCAAATAAATGTTGCAGCCGGCACTACACTGATCCAGAATGACAAAATCTACATGGATGCAAGCTCTACTGTATTTAGCGGTAAAGCATTTATCCCTAACGCTGCGATAACCAATATTTCAGCAGATAAGATTAACACTGGTACGCTTGACGCTGGTAGGATTAACGTAATTAATCTGAATGCCAACAACATCACCACCGGTACTATTAATGGTGCTAACTTGAAGATTAATCTTAATAGTGGAGAAATCCTATTCCAAAAAGGTCGAATTGCTTCTACGAATGGAAATCTAAATATTGATTTAGATAATGGAAGAATGAGTATTACTAACTGGATGCATCAAGGTGTATATTTTCAAGATGGAAATCTGGTTTTTGATGACCAAGCTCCATGGCTAACATCCGATAATGATCCTAAATATGGCGGAATAAAAAGAGCGGATTGGAGTATGTTTACGGGATCGAATGGTTTAGAAATATACGGTCAAAATGGAGTTGTCTTAAAAAGTCAAAATTTCAATGGAGCATTAGATTCAGGTTCTGATTGGAGATTGGCAACTAAAGGAGCTGCTATTGGACTTAATCAAACTGGAGATATTCTAATGGAATCTACCAACTATATTACTTTGACAGGAGGAGAACAATATTCAGATGGTACATATAGTAAAGATTTAGGTCCCTATCCTTCAATAAAAATAGGTACTGGAGGATATCCGAGTGACACTTTTAAAAAGGGAACTAGAATTGTCATTCAAGGTAGCTATGTGCATTTACCATATAGTTACAGCAAAACAACTAGTTCAGCACCCAATCTTTTTATAGCCTCTGATGGTGCTATTGTCCGTTCAACATCAGCATCAAAATACAAAACCAATATTCAACGCAGCTATTCAACCGAATATGGTGATAAACTTTTAAACCTACCAACAGCTATCTGGACTGATAAAGGGCAAAAGGAAAGATATGAAGCCGGTAAACGTCATATTAAACCCGAAAAATATTTCGGTATGATCGCAGAAGATTTAGCGGATGCAGGATTAGATCTTCTAGTTAGCCGAAACCCAGAAACACATGAAATTGAGGGTATTCAATATGAAAGAATAGCGCCTGCGCTCTTACCAGTAATTAAGAAACTAAAAGATAAGGTAAATAGATTGGAGAAACAAATAAATGAACGATAATGCAATTTCACAAAAATTAATTAACAAACTAGCAACTAGTGAGTATAACAACGCAATTTTACAAGTAAAAATTGACGAATTAACTCAAGAAGTAAATCAATTAAAGGCAGAAAAGGAGAACAATAAAGATGTTAAAAACAAGTAAATCAATCGCAATTTCAGGTCGTTCAATGGTAGAAGATAAGCAAGTAGCTACTTTTAATGCCAATGTGTATGAAGCGAATGCTTCCGGTGGTAGCGATAATATTAATATGATTATTACTGATCGTGACTTATATGATGCAAATAAAGCTACAGTTAGAAAAGATTTGCAAGATTTTCAAAATAAGGTATGGTCCGCTCAAGATGAAGTAATGGCAAGCGCTGATAAAAAGGCGAGTGAGGGATAATGAAACGAACTCAAAAAATAGGAAGTAATATAAGCGATAATTTCCAACTGTTTTTAATTGGGCTAGCCTTATCAGCTATGGGACTACTACTTTGGACAGATCATACATACTTCTTTTGGCCACCACAGTTTGCTGGGCTTATGAATGATGACGGTTTAGACGCTGTAGCTGTGGTTACTGGATTTGGGTTAATATACTACGCAGTTACAAATGAAAAGAGCAATACAGTAGCAGGAGTTTTGTTAAGCATTTCAGCAAGTTTTACGGGACTTGTTGCGTGTATTCAATTAATTCATGCTATTTTTGCAGGACAAGCACCTATGTTTTTAGGCTTTATCTTGTCCTGTTTTTTATTGGCAGAAATATTATATACGGCAAGAACTAGAGATACGCGATAAGAGGTGAAGACACTTGCATGACTTAATTCAAGATCTAATTAATCTAGCACAAGTGTTGACACCTATAATTCTTGGAGTACTAACTTGGAACTTAAATTCTAAGAAGACTAAGCATGATAGCTTAGCAGATGATAATGACAGGATAGTGAAAGAAAATAAGCGTCTTACTAAGTTGAATGCTGAAAAGGATGAAAAAATAAATAATTTATTGAAAGAGAGAAATGGAAAATGATTGAAAATTTAGAAAAAGAGCTAAAAGAGTTAAATGTCAAGTGTAGCAAATTATCAAAGTTTTTAGCCAAACAAAATAAAAAGACTTTGTCAGCTACTCAACTTGAACTCTTGAAAGAGCAAAAGCAAGCAATGGGTAAGTATGCCAAGGCTTTAAAGTTACGTATTAAAGATTTAAAGGAGGCTAAATAATGAACGTTAATCAATTACTAGATTTAGCTATCGTAGCTACATCAGTTGCAGCAGTCGTTGTTGCTTCCGTATATGCTAAACATAAAATTGCAATTGACAAGAAAGCAGCGCAAGGTGATTTACTTGCTAAGGCTGAAAAGATTGTTGCCCAATCTGTAAGTCCCCTTGTCTACCAAGCAGAAAAGAGGGGAGGAGACGGCGAAGATAAGTTAACCTTTGTCGTTCAAGGCTTGTTCTTGCTCTTAGATATGGCACACTTGCCACATCCAACAATGAGTTTCGTCAAAGGAATGGTTGAAAAGTCAGTTACAGCTATGAAACAAGCTCAATCAATTGCAGATACTGTTGATAAACCTAAGACGACCATTGTTGGCGAATTAAAGGAAGTTAACAAGTAGGAGGTAACTTATATGGAAGTAGCAAAAAGAAGTTACGGTGTAGACGTATCTAGCTATCAAGATACTAATGTAGCTAATTATTCTGGTGCTAAGTTTGCAATTGTCAAAGTATCAGAAGGCTTAGACTATCGTAATCCTAAGGCAACCAATCAAGCATCTACTGCTAAGGCTAACGGTATGATGACAATGGCTTATCACTATGCTCATTTTGGTGCTGATAGCAATAGAGCTGTTCAAGAGGGTAACTATGCAGTAAATTCTGCAAAACAAGCAGGTGTTCAGCCAGGGACTTACTTAGCTTGCGACTGGGAACAAGATGATAACAACAATACGAGAGGTGGAACAGAAGCTAGTGCAAATGCTTTGTTAGCCTTTATGGACACTGTTGCAGGAGCTGGCTATAATCCACTTTTGTATTCTGGCGCATCATTACTCAAAAATAATGTAGATACTGCTCGAATTATTGCCAAATATCCAAATTCACTTTGGGTAGCAGCATATCCATTAGGAAACGGAGTAGCAGTAACTGAACCAGACTTTGGATATTTTCCATCTATAGATGGAGTGGGCATCTGGCAATTCACGGATAACTGGAAAGGTCTAAATGTTGACGGAAACATCTCTCTAGTCGATTTAAAAGATGATGGAAAAACAGTAGCTCAAGCAGTTAAACCAAGCGTCGCTAATCCACGAGCACAATCATTTGTTGATGAATTAGGAGATACTTGGTACATGGAAAACGGCAAGTTCTACCCAAATGGTACTATTAACATTCGCTATGGTGCGAGAACTACCAGTGATATCATCGGAACTGTAACCAAGGGCGATTGTGTTAAATATGACGCATATAGTCGACACGGCGGGTACGTCTGGATTAGACAGCCAAGAGCAAATGGGTATGGTTATCTAGTATGCCGTGCAGGTAATGAAGCTTGGGGGAACTTTTAAATAAAAAACAGATTCGATAGATTTTATTAATTATTTTATTGTATAATATACTAAAAATTTGTTTGCGGTTTTATTGACATTTAATATTTATTTTGTGTATTATAATAATGCAGTAAAGATGTACTGTATACTCATAGGATCGAATTAACGTTTAAGCGATATGTAATATCGTCGACTATGGGGCCGCCTTTGGGCGGCTTTTTTTTTGGAGTTTGTATGGAATTATATATTTATTCAGATGAATCAGGTGTTTTTGACAAAGAACATAACCCAATTTTCGTTTTTGGAGGGATAATGTTCTTCTCAAAACATGAAAAGGATATAGCAGGAAGAAAATATAGATCAGTGGAACGCGTTATTAGAAAAATTGAAAATAAATCATATGGTGAAGAAATAAAAGCTACAACTATTAGTCGAAAAAACAAAAATAAAATTTATCGTTCTTTAAATCGGTATGAAAAATTTGGTGTAGTTATTCACGAACGTAGAATTATGAACAAAATTTTTGATGAAAAGAAATCTAAACAGCGATACTTAGATTATGCGTATAAAATTTGTTTAAAAAGGAAATTTCAAGATTTAATAACTAAAAATAAAATAAATCCTGACTATATAACTGCAATTCATATATTTGCTGATGAACATACAACTGCTACGAATGGGAGATATGAGTTACAGCAATCCCTGGAGAAAGAATTTAAATATGGTACATTTAACTTCAATTATTCCAAATTCTTTGAACCTATTTTTCCAAATCTATCTTGTATAGATGTTCAATATTGTAATTCTGAGAAAATAATTCTAATAAGAGCCGCAGATATTATTGCAAATAAATTGTATCGCAAAGTACTTATTAACGATGAATATAGTTTACTGAATCATCATAATTTTAAAATATCTTATTTGCCTTAAAAACCACTCTGGAGGATAAAACCTCTGGAGTGGCTTTTTTGTGTTATACTTAACTCACAACCGAAGTTAAAGATTCTTTCAATGAATTTAAAAAGCATTACCTGATAGCAACAAAAGGTAATGCTTTTTAATTCAAATAGTGAAAAGTGATGCACAAATGATGTACAAAATAAATAAAAAAGTTGATGCAATACACTTTGAAGCAAGGATTATATGAA